CCATGTTTACCCACGTAAAGAGACCTGCGGCAGATGCATACGCCGCCGTTTCGATTTTGTAGTTACCAAGAATCAATTTTGAAGTATCTACAGAATCATTTTGGTGAAAAGCCATATATTACCTCCTTAATTTACTGTATCCACAGGACACGTCATTAAAACATCAATTGACGCATTATAGGAATCAGATTGCGGTTCTACCAATGCACCATTGTCCCGCAGAACAAAAGTACGCGCATCAAAATCATCCAATGTGCCAAACATTCCAGTACCCGAAGAACCCGAGAATACATCAATTACCAATTCCGCCAATTGCCGTGCTCCTTCAATTGTTGCAGCACGACAATTTACTTGATACGTTTTACTGATTATTCCATTCTGTCGTGTCCCTCCTGGTAGATCAAAATAATTTATAGCAGGTAATGTAGCCAATAATTTGGATTGCGCACGATCACCAAATGTTATACGTGATTCCGTGCTTGCCCCAACTAAAACCGTTATTGCCGTAGTACTGTTTAAAGCATATCCAATAAATTCATATGGTTTCAATTTAAATGTTCCTTTTTTAAATATTTCTTAAAGTAATATTTTCCATTTATTTGTACAATTATTAGTTTTTTACCTTGGGCCAAATCTGCTGCAGGTCTTAAAAAGGGCTGCCCCAATGATTTTTTACTGGGGAATTCAACATAAGGACCATAATCAACGGCAGTGCCAGTCAATACTTCATTATCTTTTTTTGGTGATGCAATTTTTTTGAATGTATCGACACGATGTTCGGGAGGCGGAGTTTCTTGTGCATACTTGCCAGGTGACTCCAACTCGGTGCCATGCGTTGCTGCTTGCGTAGTAATGCTTGCTGCCAAATATCCATACCGCACAGCACATAATAATTTAGCTTGTCCTTCTACGACCAGCCCCAGTTCAAAAGCAGAACGTTGTACTACTTTCTTGCCTTGCGCCTTTACTATATTACCATCCCATTGTTTATTTATAATGGTTTTTATAACACTCATGTCAGTAACTCCAATGCCACGACCATTATTTCCCCTTTATATAAAACATTATCTGGACGATCAATTATTTTATATGTAAACCCATCATAAATTACTTCTCTGTCATTTTGATCCCATGAATATGCGCTGGGTTCGCAAACCAAAGTATGTGTAGAATTTCTATTCAACCGATCACTGAAATATCCATACCTGCCCGAAGCATTGCTTTGAAATATCATTGCCTTGCTTAAAACAGTAGTGGCGGTGGTACTGACCTTGCCACCTTTTCCATTTGAAATTTCACTTACCCTTCTGACCGTTACTCCGGTCAACGTCAAAAAATCCTCCACTCCCATTACATCAACCTCACTACTCTATATGGAATAGCCACATCGGTTATTTTTCTCGGGTATCCAAAATCATCTTCATCACCGCTTGTGTATGATTCACTAAATGGACCTAAACTATGCGATTTGATGTTCTTGCTGTTTTTATCCCTGTAATCATAATCATAGGCAATCATTTTTGCCGCCATGCGTTTTATTGGTAGTGGCCATTGTACCATGGATATCAACACTGACCGCCCAGACAATTCGTCAATTACCGATTGCCCCGATGCCAATACAATCGTTTTGTCCGAAATTGATTCTATGGTAAAATACCCATCATTCAGATATGAGTTATAAATATAAATATCATAACCAGCAACAAATCCACGTTCTACAAAACTATTATCTGAAAGTATACTTCGTGCCGTAGCATTGAAAGTAACTGTTCCTTGCACATCTAATGCCAAAGTAAAATAGTTATTTATCATCATTGGAATGGTTTCTTGCACTGCTTCGATAAGTCCAGAAGCCGCGATAGTTGCAGCCGATGCGCTTATGGTTGCATATTGCGTTACTTGCGTGGCGGTCAAGATCATACGCAGCACTCCTCGTACATGGTATATTCAACCGTGAATTTCATATCCGCCGCTTCCACCGTATAGGCAACCAAATAATCAGTATCAGGAAGCAATATTCTTTTGACGCTTGATTCTATACCTTCAATCACTATGGCTTGATTTGTTGCCCCGGCAAGCACGGTTCGTTTAGGTCCAAATAAAACCGTACCGACAGTCACTACCGTACTATTCAAATATATTTTGGTTTCAGTATCATCATCACTATAATGGGCATTTCTGTTATATATGGAAATTACTGTTCCAACCGTGCCCAGTTCAGGGACTTTGTACCACTGACAACTTAAAACTCCGCCCAGCGCTATTATGACTTGAGACAAATGCAAATCTTTAGCGCCTGTTTTAAAATGAATATATGTAGTCAATCCAGATGCTGGTGCCAAATCCTCATATTCACTGAAATACATGGCTCCTTCATTGCATTTTTGACTGATGTAGCTTATAGTCGGAATGGCATCACAACTACCGCCTTGATACACGGTTACAGGTTTTTTACCACCCACATCATGCCTCCTTTAAAAAGAATACGGGAAGGGGTTTATTTTTAAATTTTACAAGCATTTTTTTCATGCTTCCCTTTCCGTACTTTTTATTCTTTTTATGGCAACATGAATGCCGTGACCAGCACCGTACCGCCTGTATTATAAAACTGAACGTAACCATCAGACGTCTGAAAACGCGCCGACTCAAATGAAGCACCGCTAACTGCAATAACCGACTCATTTGAAGGAATGGTTATCGCCGAAGGCTTTGCCTGTCCTACTTCAGAATAATTATCACCAGCAATAAATTCAATGGACGATGCCACTGAAGTATTCGCCTGGAAACAAACAACCAGTTTGCGGAAATCCAGAATTGACTGCGCGGTCGTGGGCATCACACTCAACGTGCTCGTAGTCAATAAAGAAACCGCCGTGGACGTTACTCCGGTCAAACTCGGGGTAGCGGGATAAATCGTATTAGCCATTTTCTACCTCCTTTTATCAACCGGCTGCTTCGATAAGATACATGGTGCACAAGGCGTCCGGCTGAATAACTTTAGCACCATAAACATACAAACCGCGTACAGCATCGGCAAACGTGGTTTCAAGACGAAGTGCCTCAACCGTGGTAATTTGCCCAGCGTATGAAATGGCGGAACGATTCCCGCACATGACGCGATACTGCCCAGCGGCCGATGCACAAGACACGTTATTGGAAACAACGAGGTTGAATCCCATGGCCTGCCCAATATAACCATTGATCAAAGCACCATCGTCAAATACTTTCGGAACCGCAGTGGCAGAAATACCACCAACCTCGGCCATCAAAAGTTTCTGATGTACCCAAGGCGGAATTGCCGCCCAGCGATTTTCCTGTGGTACATTCTTTTCGGAAAGATACCTGCCCGCATAAGAGAAAGTTTCAATGACGTTGCCCGAGGAAACAGAAACGTCGGAAGCCGCGGAACCAATATACGTCGCCGATCCAGTAACGCCTGCCTGCGCGTATAGTCCAGCAATGAAAGCATCGACCGTATCGGAAATACGATACGCGGCATCGCCCATTGCACCATTCATGAGTTTCGGTTTCGTCTGTGCTTTGTCAATATCATCAATCTTGAACGAGAACGCGGAAACCTGATCAATCAGAAGCGTCTTGGTCGCGCTATCCAGCGTTTCGTAAGACAGCGTACCATGTTTAGTATACGCACTGACTGTAACAGGTCCGATTTCACTAATATGCACCGTATCACCATATTCAGTGATTTGACCCTGATAATCAGTATTAACCAAACCCCGATATACTTGAGTTTTCCGGAGCTTCACAAATAAACGATCACTCCACAACTCAGGGATAAAATTTTCTAGTCCCATTTTATTTCTCCTTTCAATTTACTTCGTCAACTTCTCCGCTTTCCACCATTGCAATTCGTTCATTGAAGGAAAGCTTTGCATATTCCTGGGGAGTCATTTTGCCTTTATGTTCAGTACTATCTTCCCCAGCACCAGGCTTGTATCCTTTGGCCATTAATTCATTAACTGTTTCTTCTTTAATTTTTTTAGTATAATCAGCAATCTTTTGTAAATACAAATCACCTTCTTCTTTACTCGCTGGCACAAAATCATCAATGAAGAACGGCTCAATTTTAATCTTCGCAGCACTCTCGACCAATTGCCGTTTTAAATTATCCTTTGCCCGTTCCGCCTTTTCGGCCTCGTTCGCCGTTTTCAATTCACGAATTTCCCGTTGCCATGGTTCCTCGGCAGGATTCAATTTCAATACTTCAGCAGCAACACGCTTTTTGATTTCAGCTTCCATTACCTGCTCATGGGCTTTGTCTCGCGTTTTGACTGCCTTGGTAACCGCCTGGTCAATCGAAGGCTGCAGCAATATCTTGCCATCCTCTGTTCCTAAAAATTCAACTACCTTTTCTTTCGATAAAGTAGTTTCAGGGACGAGTTCAGCAACATACGCTTGTACATCAGCAATGTCCTTGTTTTCTTCAATGAATGTTTTAACATCGTCTAAGGTGATTTCCATACTTACTTCCTTTTAGTGTTTCCCGTTTTCTTTTTCTGAACGGGTGCCACAGTACCGGATGACTTACCTGCTACTTTTTTCGTATTGGTTTTCTTTACAGTAGTAGCAGATACCTTTTTAGATTCAACTTTCGGCGTTGACTCTTGGACAGTTTGCGTTCCATATCGTGCAGTCTTTGATTCCTGCCTTTTGGCCCGCGCATCCAATTTTCTTTGCCTTTCTTTGTTCATGTATTCATTCTCCTTTTTTTATCGTGCTTGAAACCAAATAAAAAGGGCGCATAATCAAAAGGATTTTTGGTCCCGATGATTATACGTCCTTCCGTTTACGGTTCAGACCCTATCTATAATATCAAATATAATATAAAAACAACAAAATGTAAAGCTACGTTCTATTCTCCTTTCTTCTTCAATGGCGTATGATCAGTATCCACTGATTCTTTTCGCACATCGGTTATCTGCCCTTGACATACAACAAACTTGATACTCACTTCACCATATTGTTTCTTTTCCAATTCCTTTTTTATCCAACCAATATATGTTTCAATATTAGTACCTGTAGTTGATTCAATCATTTCTTTTTACCTTTCTTTTTAACCAATCCTTTTATTTTACCTTTGTTTTCAGACGCATAAAAAACAGCCTTGCCTTTTTTCTTGCCATATTCTTTTTCCATGACACCTTTTACTGTCTTTCCTTTTTTAGTCAATGGCATTCTTTTCTCCTTTATTACTATCTAGCAACAATGTAACCGTCAAATCTATTTTAAACAATTTTGCAATTTTACATAATATACATAAACCTAATTTACTTTTGCCCGCGCCTTCAATATGAACATTTACTACCACTTCGTTTTTTTTGATTACCATGTGGTTCTCC